GAACAACGCCTCTGTAGTTCAACCGGATAGAACAGCGGACTTCTAACCCGTAGTATGACCAACGCAGGTCGAGGTGCGGGTTCGAATCCCGCCGGAGGCTCCAACAGGAACACAATCATGTACATCCTTTTCGATCATTTCGACTTCATGAGTTAACCTACGTGGGTTATGGTTCAGGACGGTCCTGAACACTGCGTAGGTGCTGGAGAAGTCGATGAAACCATCACTCGGCCGAGCTGTGCGCCGGCACCACATTGCGCGATTGAAGCGAACCCGTAAAAACTATTGGTGGCCAGACAGGTCTGGTAACACACCAAGGCAACTCGGGATGCTCACTCAAACTCCTGCTATCTGTTCTTGCGACATGTGCGGCAGCCAACGAAAGTACGAAGGCCGCACCCTACAAGAACTGCGTGAGATTGAGATGATGCGAGAACAAATGGAAGAACTGTTCGAAGGAGAAGACACATGAAGACAATTGTTGAAATCCATTCCGCTGAAGGCGGTGACGATAGCAAGCTGTTCGTCAAGGATATGGCCCAAGCATACATTAAGATGTTCCAGCGTCATGGCTGAAAGCATCGGGTAGTGTCTGAGCAGTTTGGTGAAATTCGTATTGAAGTCACCAATTGCGATCCGGCACTACTCAACAATGAGCCTGGTGGCCACAGACTGCAACGTACCCCACCCACAGAAAAGCGAGGTCGCGTTCACACATCAACCGTTATGGTTGCTGTGATCAACGAGAGTGACTTTGCACAACCAAACTATGATGACATCGATCCTGATGATTTCAAAGTGGAGTGGTATTCTGGCACGGGTGCGGGTGGACAACATCGCAACAAACACCAAAACAGCGTTCGCCTGACGCACATTCCAACAGGTCTTGTCGAAACGGCTCAGTGCCGTAGTCGCGAGAACTCAATGAATGAGGCAAAAGGCAGGCTGTTGAACACTTTGCGCAGCAATGCGAAGTATGCTAAGATTGTTGCTCAGTCAATTGAGCGCAAGAAGCAAATGGGTTCAGGTCAGCGTGGCGACAAGGTTCGTACGTATAGATTCCAAGACAACATTGCTACCGACAACCGCACAGGGAAGAAAGCTCCGCTGTCCAAAATCATGGACGGCAATTTTGAACTTTTGTGGTAAGGATTGTATGAGGGTATTTCAACCAACTTATTTGTATGTTAAGCAACACAAGTTAACAAAGAAACTATATTTTGGGAAAACAACACGCAATGACCCAGAACGGTATTTGGGATCTGGGTTGCATTGGCGTCGTCATTTGAAAGTCCACGGAAAACAACACGTAGTTACGTTGTGGACGTCATTGTTTACGATTGAGTCCGAATGCACGGAGTTTGCTGTAGCGTTTTCGGAAGTGTTTGATATTGTTGAGAGCGACCAATGGTTAAACTTGATTGTTGAAAATGGTATAGGAGGAAAAGCCCAGGGCAGCACTCCCCCAGAAGAAGCAAGACGCAAGATGTCTCTTGCACGGCTGGGTAAACCACCACCCAATAAAGGGAAACCACATACATCTGAAACGAGGGCGCGGATGAGCGCAGCCTCCCCTTGGAGAGGCAAACAACAACCAAAGGACGCTGTTGCTAAGCGTTCTCAGACACGAAGGGGTATGATTAGACCAAAAGTAATCTGTACTCAGTGTGGGAAGTGTGGAGATGTTGGCACCATGCATCGTTGGCATTTTGACCGTTGTAAATGGGGAGGGTAACGTGCTACAATATCCGAGTATTGAAGGTTGGCGTACTGCTGAGATTGGCAAGCCGTGCATCGCATTTTACAAGTATGATGGCAGCAACCTGCGGTGGGAGTATGAGCCGAAGCGCGGTTGGAAGAAGATGGGAACGAGACGTCAGTTGTTTGATGAAACTACCCCCTTATTCAACCAAGCAATTGAGCTGTTCCACGATCAGATGGCTGGTGTGATTGTAGACACAGTCAATCATGCGTTTGGCCGGAAGGTGGAGCGAATCACTGCATTCACAGAATTTTACGGGCCGTCGAGCTTTGCTGGCAGTCACGGGGAAGATGAGCAGAAAACACTAACGCTGTTTGATGTGTTTGTGTTCAAAAAGGGATTCATTCCACCTAAGCAGTTCGTCAAATTGTTCAGCCCGTATGATTGGTCTGCCAAAGTGGTTTACGAAGGTGTGATGGATCAGCAATTCATTCACGACGTCTACAACGGGAATTACCCTGTCGAAGAAGGGGTGATATGTAAGGGAGCTGATTGGTCAACAAAGATCAAGACCCGGGCATACCTCGACAAGCTAATGCTTGTGAACAGAGGTTTGTGGGAAGAAGAGAAGAACGAATAAAAAAGGGCGCCTAGGCGCCCTTTTTTATTGCTTGCGACGAATTCTTACTGTGAACTCAACGGTTGTTAGTGAACCCCTCTCAGTCGTCACTTTTGATAATCCCAACCGCCTAATAATGGCTCGGTACAAAGAGATCCGTGACTCCTCGTCAGCGCTAAAAAACAAGTTCATGTTTGGTTCGCGTGATTTGATGAACTTAGCAATGGAGTCAAGCACCGTTGCGAAGATTACAGGAGCGTGACCGGTATTTGTGATGCCGTGACGGCTGTTGCTTCTGCTGTCAGGCTTCCGACCGAATTCAACCGAATATGTTGGATATTCGCCCCCCATATCATATTCCAAAAACGAGATGTAGTAATTGCTACCGCCAACTGAAAATCCAGCTTGGTATTCTCCGGGCGCGTAGTCTTCTTCGTCATTCCATGACCACGAAGCTGGTTGAGAGAATAGTTCAGCTAATACCACATTATACCCCACTGACTCGGATACGCACAATAAACATCCCATGGATGTTTTTAGTTACAGCGGCCAACCCCAGCCGCCTGATCACTGCTGCATATAGGGATCTGCGAGATAGTTCTTTAGCACTAAAAGAGAGGTCTACATTACCGCGTACAATGTTACGAACAAAATCTTGGATGATAGTAACTACTGTTGACATCACAGCGACAGAGTTTCCAGTCCCCGTAACGTCAAATAATCCCCTGCTATCCTTATACAGCATAAATTCAACTTCAAAGTGTGGAATGTCTTCCGAACCATCGTATGAATCATGTAGTACAAACGTGATGGCATACTGATTGTCCCCGATTGTGAACTCAGCCTCTTGATATCCCTCATCAGGATCTGTGTCATTCCAGTTATATTGGACTGGGTGACTGAAGACTTCTGCAATGAGCATGATTAGATGCGGTCATTGCCGATCATAAAACGACCATCGCCTGTCGCGCCACCAGGGTTGGTGATAGGAGTACGGTCGAGCTGTGGTTCAGCGGGCTTTTGTTCTGTGGCAGCTGGTTGCTGGTCAGCAGCCGCGGTCAGACGTTTAACGGCTGCACTTACCTTATTCAGGTTAACAAACGTAGCAGACAACCACTTCTTCTTATCAGCTGGATCTGTCAACTTATTGACGATTGACAGGGCGCGCTTACAAGCATCCAGACGTTGAATAGCATCTTCCAGCGATAGGTCTCCTGGCAATTGAACAACTTCATCCAATTGTTTGAACAGTTGCTTTGTTTCGCGCGATTCTGTGATATTTTCGACAGGAGTCATGCCAGCAAACTGGCGGATACGTTGGATGTCCATGAGAATTCCTAGGGTTGGGGGTAGATGAAAAATGTTGTAATATCTACCGATAAGTGAGGTATTTATGGCATATTTGTTTATCGATTGTGAATTCACCGACTTCAAGCATATGGACCTAATCTCCATCGGAGCCGTGACGGAAGATGGTGACCATGAATTCTACGTGGAGATTACAGATCACATTGCGGACTACCGGTCTGATTTTGTGAACCAAGTGGTCATGCCACTGCTGGACTACAGCAAATACGGTAAATCGTATGACTGGGCATGTTTGGGTCTAAAAGATTGGATCGACAGCCTACCATACCCCGAGATGACCGTCGTGTGTGATTATGTTGGTGATTGGCACCTTATGTCTGATATGCTCCAGCGACAACGCCCTGAAAAGAACATTCACGCTCAAATGCTAAATGCTTCGTTCATGCAGATGCTGCATCACCGTGGTATACACACTTCGGAGCTGATTTCAAAAGCATACGGCGCTATGGTTAACGCACAGCCAGAGTAT